ATGATCCTGTATAAACTTTCCAATTTGATTCAGAAATTACTTTTTTTCTATTTTTCTTACCTTTCACGATTTTTCGAGTAGTATTGAAAAATTGTTTCTTACCAATATATTCACGACCAGAATCAAGTTCTGTAATTTTATAGATAAAACCGAACCATTCATTAGTAGTAAATTCAATATTAAATAACCAGTGCCCGTAATCCATTATAACCTCCAATATGCTATTTTATAATAAATGTATTTATCTTTGGAGGTTATAATGGTGGAATTATTTAGTTATCTTTATTAGAATCAAGCCTACCCTGAATTTGATAAAATTCTTTGCGTTTCTTTTTACTTCCTGGTTTAAAATCTCTTTCCCTATCGGATTTGATTTCTTTAATCCATCCAAGAATCACTTTTCTTCTATCAACACAGAGTTTGTTGATTTCATTTAGCCAATACCTAGCATCTTGTGCAGATCGTTTAGTCCCAGATCTAATCCAATGTAAATTGGCTTTATAATATTGTTGAAACGCATGTAATAATTCATCATGCGTTGACTCATCCTCTGGTATTTTCCCCAATTGCCAATCATATATTCTACTAGAATATTGTTGTTTCGGTTCAGCTTTTTTACCCATATTATACCTTATAAATTGCAACTTGTCAAGTATTTTTAATATTGATTAAATCTGTGGGGCTTCCCACAGATTTTACATCTAGCATAAACGGCTCTACCTATTATGCTACCATTATCATCTAACACCCGATACACTTCTTCAGTTTCCCATTGATGCTCACATTTATCAAAATACCCAACTATTATTCTATATAGCCAACCAATCATTCTGTCACCTCTAAATCTGTAGCGTATGATGTAAAATTGTTTTCTTTAACAACTTTTAATACGTTATTAACTCTACCAATTAACTCATCTTTATGACTAATCAAGAATATATTTTTATTTCTTTCTCTAGCCATTTTTTTAAGTACTGCTAATGCATTTTCAACACCACTTGAATCCAATCCATTGTCAATTAACTCATCTATAAACATTAAATTAATACCTTGATATAAACTTTCCCATACATCTCTAAATGCCCATGAAAGACCAAGGATTAAACGATTGCGTTCACCTCTTGATAGATTATCAAAATCTAAATCCTTACCCATTTGGGTAATTTCAACGGATAAATCATTTTGGAATACAACATTGTGTGGTAATCCCATTTTATCCAAATAATAGGTTAACCTATTATTTAAATATGATAAGTTTTGGTCAATAATTTTTTTACGAATAAAACTATCTTTATTAGTCAACAATTTTAATAAGAACTCTTGGTGATCTTTATTTTTGGTAATAACATTAATTCGTTCCCAATCAATCACCTGCATTGCTTCTCCACGTAAATCGTCAATTTGATCTTGATATGGATCAGTTTCTGCTGCTTTGGAAATCAAAACTGATTCTAAAGACTGCATGTTATTTTGATGAGTTAATGCTTCTTCAACTGTTTTATAGAATGTTATTGGGCGTTCTCCAATCGTGCCTATTGCATTGATCGCGTTATTTGTTTTAGTCCATTCGGCTGACACTTTATCATGATAGCGTTGCGCTTCAATAACATTATTAGACGCATTAGTTAACATCTCATCATGTTTGTGATCATGTAAATCTTGCTCACACGCAGGACACTTTTTTGAATGCAATGTTTCATAGTCATTAACAGTTTTTGTCAATGTTTTAGTTGCTTGAGTCAGTGCAGTTTGTAAAGTTAATAGTTCTTTATTCAAGCTTTTTGATTCAGCTGATTTTTTATCAAAAACTTTTACATCAGCATGTGCTTGTAATTCTTTTTCAATATCGATGCCTTCTAGGTCTACTATTGATTTTGCAATCTTTTCTAAATCAAGCTGGTGTTGTTTATTCCATGCTTTTTGCCGCATGAGTAATGTATCAATACTTTGTTGTATTTTCTCATTTGACTTTTTAATAGCTTCAATTTCAGCATTTTCTTTGATAATATTTTCTTTCGATACTTTTATTTGTTCTTTAAGTACATCTGCTTTTTCACTAAGGATGGTTATACCTTGTAATTGCTCCATGATATTACGTTGATCATTGGCTCTCATAGATAAAAAAGCTTCTGTGTATGTGTTAAGTGCAACTATATGTTTGAACATATCGTGACTCATTCCTAATAGTAAATCAATATCTTTTTGTGTATCTTTGGATTCGCCTTGACTATCACTTTCTTGATTTTTTTCTGGATCTGATAAGTTAGTAAAGTTGAAAATAGCTGGTTTTCTGCCTCGTTCGATATGATAATCAACCCCGTCTTTGTTGAATGTCAGTGTAACTAACATGTTTTTATTATTGATATTGTTGATTAAATTATCACGTTTAATATTAGATAGGGCAACACCAAATAGGACAAAGCTTAGCGCATTTACTATTGTAGTTTTACCAGTACCATTTCTACTACCGCTGTCATCACCACCTTGATCTAGGTTTTCTCCTAAAACCAAGGTAAGATTTTCTTTATTGAAATTCACGGCTTGTGTTTGGTTACCAATACTCATGAAATTTTTTACTGTTAGTTCTTTAAATTCAATTGTCATTTAATTTATAATCCGTTATAAATTGATAATAGTGTGTTCTTGTCAAATGCATCTGATTCGATGCTTAGTAACTGGTTTGAAACAATGGTGTCAATACTTTCAAATCCTTGGATATCAATATTGTTGTTAATTTCTGCTACTTTTTTCTCTGCTATTAAAGTCAATTCACGCAACCCATAGTCACTAATAAATTTTTCTTTAATAAAACTGGCTTCTTCAAATGAAATATCAATGTCCAATGATACTCTAAGGTGCTGTTTTTCCTTGAGAACATTGTCTGCATTGTCTATTAATTCACTTAATTTTAGAGTTCTAAATGTTGGTTGTTTAGGCCATGCATGATATTCTGGTTGACCACCCCATTCTAATATCATCATTCCTCTATCATCGTCCCAGGTGTCTGCATAATTATGCGGGAATGCATTGCCAATATAATGCATGTTTCCACGTGCTTGACGTTTATGAAAATGTCCACTGAATCCAAGTTCATAATTTTGGAAATTTTCTAGCTGAAGTTCGCCATGATCCGGCATTTGGACGAGAGAATTCATAAAGAATGATGGTAATTCAAAATGACCAAAAATGTATTTTCCACTTATTTTGTTAAGTAATTTCCATTCATCCCCGACCAACCAAGGACATAATGTTACATTACCAATAGAAGAAACTTTTTCTATTACATGTATATTTTTTATATGGGATGCCCATTTTATACTGGAGATATCACGTTTATCTTTAAAAAATAAATCATGGTTTCCTTGGATTATATAAGTGTTTTCAAACGCAGTGCTTAACAATTCAAAACCTTTAAGCATGTAATCTAATGTCCGTGTATTTATTGTTGATCTATTATTGTGATAATCACCTAGAATTATACAAGTTTCACAATTTTGTTGTTTAGAAACTTCTATAAACCATTTAGTAAAATCTAAACAATCTTGATTGTGTATTTCACTATTGCTTTTAGCGCCGTAATGAATATCCGTGAAACAGGCTGCTTTGTGGAATAAGTTCATTGTCCATCCTTGGAATTTATAAATAAAAGGACATTATAACATCTGTTAAAACATAAGTCAAGGATTTATAAGAAACGCAGTTCACGATATGGGGATATCTAACTGCTCTATAACTAAGTGGAGTTACAGTAATGATATTTATTGATAATAAGTATAAAAAGTGGTATTTTTCTATTATATATAATGCACAACACCGAATTTTGCCTACCGATATGTATGTTGAAAAACATCATATAATACCAAAAAGTATGGGTGGTGACAATACAAAATTAAATTTAGTACAATTAACAGCAAGAGAGCATTATATATGTCATTTGTTATTGATTAAAATTACATGTGGTAAAGATCAATATAAGATGATACATGCAGCATCATCATTTTTAAGATGGAAAACTACTAATCATGACCGAACATTCAAAACTTCATCAAGGATATATGCATACTTGAAGCAATTGAAAAGTGATAAATTAAAACACGAATGGAAAACTAATTATGAATATAGAACCACTGCATTGGCTGGATTGATGAAGCTCAAAAATAATGAGGAATTTAAACGCCGTTTATCGATTTACAGAAAAGAATTATGGAAAAATCCTGAATTTTATGAAAAAATGAAAAATAGACCTAAACAATATAAAAAGGTACTAATTAATGGAATTATTTATAATTCACTACAAGATGCTGGGATATCACATAATATAACAGCTAATAATGTTTGTAAAAGATGCAAAAGTGGTAGTAAAAAATTTCAGAATTGGTCTTATATTTGATTTTTTATGATATGAATACGATTCGTATTCATATCATATATTATGAATTTTTCATGCTATTCGTAATCTTCGTTATTTCTTCGTTCCCCAGACTCGTAATCGCCTGAGTTCGTGCGTGTGAATGATGGGTTTAATCCATTCATTTCTAAGATATCATCCCTGATTTCTCTATGTTTTTTTTCAATGTTTATAATTCTAACAAAACTGTTAATTACACATGATGTTAGGTATGCAAACGGATTATCAGATTTTGATTCATCAAATTGAAGACCAATACTAACCAATTGTAGAATAGCTTGACCACGCATTTCATCGTTGTATGAATAACCCCTAACATTACTTCTAGTGCCATACCGTTCACACATCATTAGCAACATTCTTGCTAATCTTTCAGTCATTTTTCCAGCATTTTTATCAAAATGCCCTGTTACTAAATCGCCTTTCCAATGGCTTTTTCCAACACAAACAAGTTCGTCATTATCGTTAAAAACCCAATGTTGAAACGGTTTAAAGTTTACTTTTTCTCTTTTATCCGCTTCTGTTTTTGGATTTTTTTTACGGATATTATTCAGTGGTATATGCTCATATGTCATAATCCTGAACACTAAATCTGTTTTTTGGATTTTTTTATAGTTGATTTCACAATCAGCTTGTTTAACTTTTTCACCTGCTGCCTTTCTTTTTGCAAATTCGATTTCACTTAATCGTTTAGCTCTATTGCGTTTGGCAGTAGCAACTGATCTGATGTTAATCTTTTCCAAATCATACAAAATGATGTCATATTGATGATATGAGGGGTCTGTAAAGCTACAGTATGAGGATTTTGATCGGTGAATTTCTAATAACAAATCCTTGTTATTGAGATAATTTTTTGGTGTTTCTTTCATTTTATATCCTTATAAGTTTATGTATTATAACATACGAACATAATTTTGTCAACTAAATACTGTATAAAAAAGGAAAAAACAATGAGTTTATTTGATCTTGGTGGGGACTTATCATCCACTATTAGTACAGCACAAAACGCGATTACATCAGCGGCTGGCTTAGTTGACACCGTTGGAAATCTTGGATCAGCATTATCATCTGCTTATGATTCTGGTGGGGTGATGAGTGCGATCCGAAGTATCAACATTCCTGCTGGAGCAGAAGCGGTGGGTGATATTTTAGGAGCAGTTGCATCATTCGGAGGCGATGAAAATGCTGATGATTGGCGAGTGCGATTAAGCTTGGCGAATTGGTCCAGCTTTAAATCTAGTCCAGTTATGGCACCACTGAAACAAGCTGGTGGGTTGATATTCCCGTACACACCCACAATTACAATAGCGAGTGGTGCAAGGTACGGTACGCAATCAGTAGTGCATAACAATTATATGTTCCAATATTATCAAAATAGTGATCCTGGAACAATCCAAATTCAAGCACCTATGTATGTTGAGGATTCCACACAAGGGTTATATTGGATAGCTATGGTTCATTATTTAAGATCATTAACCAAAATGTTCACCGGCAGCGATCCAAAAGCAGGAAATCCACCACCAATCGTACATCTTAATGGATATGGACATTATGTATTTAAAAATGTACCAGTTGTAGTTACAAAAATGTCTGTTCAATTAGATGCTAGTAGTGATTATATTGGGTGCCATGTAGCTGGTAGTATGGCAAGTGAAATATCTGCAATATCTGATCAAATGGGTGGATTGTTTGACACCATCGGTGGTGCAGTTAATGGATTATCGGGAATTACTGGTGCATTGAGTAGTGTTGCTGGTACGGTTGGGCAAGTATCTGGTGTACTCGGTACATTTGGTGTTGGTGGCACCGATAGTGGTACAGCTCATGTTCCAACTAAAAGTACAATCGAAGTTACATTACAACCAATATACAGTAGAGATAGTGTGCGTAAGTTTAGTCTCGATAAATTTGTTACAGGCGGATACATGAATAGTTCAGTGGGGTATATATAATGGCAGCAAAATATTCTAGTACTAGTCCATGGTACACAACCCCAGTTAATCAAAATTATTTGGATATATTGGCAATTAGGTCAGTTAGTGCAGAGGTAGATGATTATTTGTATACAATTGAACCACAATACACTTATAGACCAGACTTATTAGCGTTTGACGTTTACGGTGATTCTACATTATGGTGGGTATTTATTCAACGAAATTTAGATGTATTGGAAGATCCAATATTTGATTTTATTCCAGGAAAACAAATATATCTTCCAAAAAGCAGCAGTTTAATATCAGTATTGGGGTTATAATATGGGAGCAACAAATATACCAAGTGTAACGCATGTATTAGATAACATATCACCAGTTTCAGCAATATCTGGTGCAATTTCATCAGTTACTGATGGAATAGGTAAGATTTTTTCAAGTCCAACCGGAAAATCTGGAAAGTCTGATACAAAGTTGCCAATCGCAAATCCTTTACACAAATATGCATCATATTCATATATTATTAGTTTGAGTTGTTTAGATGCAAATGGATATAATCATCCAGATAAATCGTATATTGCTGGAAAAATGCCACCATTAATATGTAAATCTGCAAGTATGCAACCAAACGATAGAATTACTTTAGATGGTGGTAAATTTGATTTTTTCATCGATGATTTAGTAATTGATGGTTATGCGTCATTTTCAAATGATCATGGCAATACAACAAATACCACGCTTGAATTTACAGTAATAGAACCATATAGTATGGGAATGTTTATGCAAGCAGTGCAGGTAGCTGCATATAATCAAAAGTATAAAAATTGGAACGAAGCTCCCTATTTGTTATCAATTGAATTTAAAGGTAATACTGAAAATGGTCAGATGGTTAAAATACCAAATACTACTAAATTTATTACATTTCATTTCAATACATGCAACATGAAAGTAACTGAAGCAGGAAGTGTATATACTATTCAAGGATACACTACTGCTGGTAAAGCATTAAATGATGAATATAAAAAGCTTAAAACCGATACTACTGTTTCAGGTAGTACTGTCCAAGAGATGTTACAAAGCGGCCCAAAAAGTCTACAACAAGTTGTCAATGCCAGATTAAAACAATTAAAAGATAAAAAAATAGTAAAAGTTCCAGATGAAATATTAATAATGTTTCCAACTAATATTTCATCCAGTGGTGCTGGATCATCGGTAACTAAACCAGGTAATACTGAAACCAAAGATGGTGCAACAAAAAATCCAACCTCGGCAAATAATGACGAAATATTTAAAACACTTGGTGTAAAACGAGTTGATGTAAAGATATCATCAAATTCAACTGTATCGAGTATTGTGCAGAACGATGGTACTTGTAATGCATTAGGTAAAGCAACGATGAATTACAATAAAGATAGGAGTGGGGATGCACCATTTGCATTAGACAATGATGTATGGAATCCAAAAACTAAATCACATAATAGATCAAAAGTTGCTGCTAAACCTGGATCAGTTGATTTTAAATTTGCCCAAGATTCTGACATTATTAATGCAATCAATCAAGTAATGATAAAAAGCAACATTCCAAATGATGTTTTAAAATTTGAAAAATTAACCCCCGAAGGGATGTATCAGTGGTGGAGAATTGATACACAAGCGTACCACATTGTAACAGATGAAAATTTAAAAATAACTGGTCAAGTTCCAAAATTAATTGTATATAGAGTAATACCATATTATGTACATGCTAGTAAAACTATGGCACCGAATGCTCCAGCACCTGGAATTGAGGAATTAACTAAGCAAGCAGTTAAGGAATACAATTATATTTACACTGGTAAAAACGTAGATTTAATAAGATTTGAATTTACTATGCATAATGCATTTTATACATCAATGGCCACCGATAATTACATTTATAACGGCGATGTTGTGTCATCACAACAAGCCTCTGGAGTAGCTGATAAACCATCATCACAAAATGGTACTTCATCAGTTTCTCCACCATCTGGTGATGATGATTCTATTGATGCATCATCTACAAAATATGATAATACCAAGACATCCAATGATAATATTGGTGGAACAAGTGGTGATATTGCAGCTACACGAGCTGCAAAAATATTTCATGACGCGGTAATTAATTCAATGGATATGATGAATATAACATGCGACATTATAGGTGATCCGTATTATATTTCTAATAGTGGTACTGGTAATTTTACGGATAAAGAAGATAAAATGAATATTACGAAAGATGGTAGTATGCACTATCAAAATGGAGAAGTTCATATTGTTATAAATTTTAGAACTCCTACTGATATAAACTCATCAACAGGGATGTATAATCTTAAGAATAATAAATTGTGCCAGAGATTTAGTGGGTTATATAGATTGACAAACATTAGAAGTGAGTTTAAAGGTGGCCTTTTTAAACAAACGTTAACTGCTAACAGACTGAGAGGTCAGAATAATCAAGATGAACCAAAAGCAAAAGAATTGTTAACTGCCTCATTGCAGCCAGTAACCGACAAAGGATTATCGGTAGATACAGAATATAGTATGGGATCATCAAAGATGAACACATTAGTAAAAAATACAGGTGCGGATATGATTACACCACAATTTGGATCAGGGAAATTTTAATGGCAGAAGATAAGAATAGCGGTATAAAATCAGAATTGCCAACAGGCCCATGTTTAGCAAAAGTAATTAGCCACCTGGATACATCATATATGGGATCATTGGAAGTACAGTTATTACGACCAGGTTCTGGTAATGATACATCTGCTGCACAGGTACAACAAGTAAAATATATGAGTCCATTTTATGGAGTAACTGGATTTGATTATGTAACAAATCAGAATGATTATAACAATACTCAAAAAAGTTACGGGATGTGGTTTGTGCCACCTGATGTTGGGACATTAGTTGTAGTTATATTTGTTAATGATGATCCTGGAAGAGGTTACTGGATTGGATGTGTACCTGATGAAGGTATGAATTTTATGATTCCCGGTATTGCGGCAACCCAGAATTCAGTAGATTCAGCAACCGCTGATGCAGCTGGAAGACCTGGCCGTGTACCAGTAGCAGAATACAACAAGTTAGAAAATAATAGAGACGGTGATTCAACTCAATTTAAAAAACCACAACACCCATTAGTTGATGCGTTAGCATCTCAGGGGTTACTTTTGGATGATACCAGAGGGATAACAACAAGCAGCGCCAGACGTGAAACACCTAGTATGGTTTTTGGTATCAGCACACCAGGCCCATTTGATAAAAAGCCAACTGCAAAAACTGGAGCAGTTGGTAAATCTGATTCCAGAATCACGAACGCACCAGTTAGCCATATAGGTGGGTCTACTTTTGTAATGGATGATGGGGATGATAAATTTTTAAGAAAAACACCAGCCGGAACAGGTGGTCCATCATATGCTGCGATAGAACAGGGGGAAACCGGTGGAAATGTTGATATACCTCATAATGAATTGATTAGAATCCGAACTCGGACTGGTCATCAAATTTTATTACATAATAGTGAAGATTTGATTTACATTGGTAATGCAAGCGGATCTACTTGGATAGAACTAACCAGTAACGGAAAAATAGATATATTTGCAGAAGATAGCATTAGTATACACACCTCAAAGGATTTTAATTTTCATGCCGGTAGAGATATAAATTTAGAAGCAGGAAGAAATGTTAATGTAAAGGCAGGTAATAATATTCATGCTGAGTCTGCAAAAAATACAGATATTGTTATTGGACAAAATGGAAAAATTACTACGCTTGGTAAAATGGATGTTAATACAACTGGGAGTAATAAATTTACTGCTGGAACTACAACTGAGATTAATTCTGGTGGAAACCAGCTGGTAACTGCTGCAAAAGTCCATATGAATGGGCCAATCGCCGCAATTGCCGAGATTGCATCACCATTATTGACACATATTTTACCATCAGCCGATGGATCGACATTTGAATCTATAATGCGTAGAGTTCCAACACATGAACCATACCCACAGCATGAAAATTTAGATCCATTAAAATATTCGTCAGATAAGACTGACAGAAATGTTGACAATCAGTTAACACATCCAACTGAATCTATGAAAGAACCCGCTGCTGCATGGAAAAATTATAGTACAACAACTGATACATTTAATAAAATTACAGGATAACATACATGAGTTCAATATATCAAAAAGTTACGGTTCCTTCAAAAAACCAGCCAATTAGTTCGCAGATGTATAGAGGATTTAGTACTGTTAGCCCTGATACTGAGAACTATAAGTTATATGATTTTAATTTAATAAAACAAGATTTATTAAACCATTTCAACATTAGACAAGGTGAATTGTTAATGAATCCTACATTTGGAACAATAATTTGGGATTTACTGTTTGAACCGTTAACAGATCAGGTTAGAGGATTGATTATACAAAATGTTAATGAAATTATTAACTATGATCCACGAATAACTGCGAAAGATGTTATTGTTACACAATATGAATCTGGTATTCAGATTGAGTGTATATTAACATACTTACCATACAATATATCACAAAAATTGCAACTACAATTTGATCAAACAAATGGGTTATTATTGCAATAAAGTATGTAGTTTATACATTACGATAAATACTGTTATTAGGACATAACATGAGTGCAACAGATAGAGAAAATAGACTTTTAGTAGCAGAGGATTGGACAAAGGTATACCAATCTTTTCGCAATGCGGATTTTCAAAGCTATGATTTTGAGAATATTAGACGCACAATGGTTAATTATATACGTCAAAATTATCCAGAAGACTTCAATGATTATATTGAGAGTTCTGAATATTTGGCATTGATTGATCTTATTGCATTTTTAGGACAAAACATTGCATTCAGAGTTGATTTAAATGCACGTGAAAACTTCTTAGAATTGGCTGAAAGACGTGATAGTATATTACGGTTAGCCAGAGTAATAAGTTATAATGCCAAACGTAACATTGCTGCACAAGGGTTGTTAAAATTTACAACAATATCAACAACCGAGACAGTAATAGATAGTAATGGCCGTAATTTAGCAAATCAAGTTATATCATGGAATGATCCATCTAATTCTAATTGGAATGATCAATTTATTAAAGTATTAAATGCAGCATTACCCGTATCGCAACAGTTTGGAAATCCAACGGATAGTGCGACAATATATGGTATTCCTACCAGTCAATATCGATTTAATGCAGCCAATAATGATGTTCCTGTATATGGGTTTACAAAAGTAGTATCTGGAATGTCAATGAATTTTGAAATCACCAGTACCGCTTTTAAAGGCCAAAATTTCATATATGAAGAAGCACCAAAGCTTGGTAATAGTATTGCATGTATATACAGGGATGATGGTCAAGGAGCCGGGAGTGCAAACTCTGGGTTTTTCTTTAATTTTACACAAGGTTCACTGAATACCGGTACGTTTGCTATTACTCAACCAAGTACTAATGAATCGATTGATATAACATCTCAAAATATTAACAATAATGATGTTTGGTTATATGGATTGGATGTTAATGGATTAGAATCAAATGCTTGGACAAAAGTTCCTAGCTTAACTGGTACTAATATTGTTTATAATAGTGTTAATAATAATATTAGAAATATCTATGGAGTAGTTACGCGAGCAAGTGACGCAATCAGTTTAACTTTTGCTGATGGTACTTTTGGAAATCTTCCACAAGGTACATTCAGGGTATATTACCGAGTTAGTAATGGAATATCTTATGTAATTAATCCACAAGATATAAGAAATGTATCTATTGAATTGCCATATATTTCTGCGACCGGGCAAAATCATACGTTAAGTATTTCGTTGTCATTGACATCTTCTGTGACCAATTCAACACCAGCTGAATCTAACGAAAGTATTAAAACAAATGCACCACAAACATACTATACGCAAAATAGAATGATTACTGGTGAGGACTACAATATTAGTCCATTGAGTGCATCTCAGCAAGTATTAAAAGTAAAAGCGATTAATAGAACTTCAAGTGGTATTAGTAGGTATTTTGATTTAGTGGATCCATCTAGCAAGTATAGTTCTACTGTATTATATTCTGATGATGGTGTCATTTATAATGAGGTTTATTCAAATTCTATTAATTTTTCATATATTTCAAAAACTGATGTTGAATATGTAATTTATAATACTGTTTTTGATATCCTTTCTTATGATAATTTGCGAAATTTTTACTATTCAAAATTCATACGAGATGCAGTTACTGATGGATTTTCTGCAACGTTTGTGCAAACCGAGACTGATATTACAACTTCGTATGGAACATTAACAGTTTCATCAAACGCTGCGTTTGATTTAATTTATATCAAAGTTGGTGCAATGGTTAAGTTTATAGCTCCATATGGGTACTACTTTGACACAAATAATTACAACAGTCTTGTAGAAGGCACTGCCGTATTGCCTGGATCATCATATTATTTATGGGCAGAAGTAATCAGTGTTAATAATGGAGTATATCAATTCAACACAATTGTGCCATCATTATCAGTGATAAGTAAGATTATTCCTAAATGGTCTTCATCCATTGATGAAAAAACCACAATATCAAATATTATTGATCTTGTATTTTCAAACCAACCATTTGGATTACGTTATGATGTTACCACTAGCGCATGGCAGATTGTTTATAATTCTAATTTGAATTCTATTAGCTCTTTTAGTTTAGAATTTCAAGGAGATTTAACTAATAATCATAGAGATGCAAGTTGGTTGTTGAATTTCATACCAAATAATGGCTCATATACAATTGTCAGTAGAGAAACTCGATACATATTTGAAAGTGATAAGGCTATTCGATTTTATTTTGATGGAAATAATAAGATTTATAACAGTGAAACGGCAACGATTGTTAATGATTTGATTACTGTATTAAGTATCAATGTGAATACATCTGCGACTACCGTTAATGCCATCGGGTTAATTGGTAAACCAACTTTAACAGTAACCAATGCATTGGGCATAACAGTTGGGATGTTAGTAACCGGTGTTGGAATTGGCCAGGGTGCAATCGTAAATAAGGTTGAACAATTAACCAATGGATATATTACTATAACACTTAGTATTGTAAATTCTGCTGCTGTTAATGGACCAATCTCATTTACACAATTGGGATCACCATCATATACAAATGATATAACTTGGAAAATTTCTTCAAGTTATATAGGTCAAGATGGTTATATTGATACAAAAAAAGTTGTTGTAGCATTTGTTGATAACAATAATTCTACAGTATACGACCCAGATCTATTTCAAAAATTAGTACCGCCTTCTACATCAAATAATAAGTATATATTTCAACAAAAATACTTAATTACAAATGGCCAAGAAGATTATAGATATGTAAGTAATTCTGACAATAAAGTTATTATTCTTGCTAGCCAATCAGCAGTTGATTCATTATCTGCATATGCAAATGGTCAATACTTTTATTTTATAGATACTGGTGTGGTTAAAAAATTGGTATTACCATATGGATTGGTTACATCACTTGATTATAAGGTATACATTGGGCGAGACAACATAAAGTTTAAATATACACATGCTGCTGACTATGATTCTAGAATAGATCCAGGTGTAAGTAATATTATTGATATTTTTGTATTAACAAATGATTATGATATTACATTTAGACAATGGATTAACGGAACAATAACAACTAAGCCATTACCACCAAGTTCTGACGAGCTGTATAATACATTATCACCAAGTTTAAATTTAATTAAAACGGTTTCTGATGAAATTATATATCATCCAGTATCATATACGGTATTGTTTGGTAGAACAGCAATTCCAGAACTACAAGCAACATTTAAAGTTATCAAAAATCCTGAGCAAGTAGTTACTGATAATGATGTAAAATCCCGAGTAATAACTGCAATTAACCAATTTTTTTCTATACAAAATTGGAATTTTGGTGATACTTTTTATTTTACTGAGTTGTCAACATATGTAATTTCGCAATTAGCACCAGACATTGTTAGTTTTGTTATCGTTCCGAACAAATCGGATTTAAATTTTGGAAGTTTATTTGAAATAACTGCAAATACAGACCAATTATTTATAAATGGCGCAACAGTTGATGATATTGAAATTATATCAGGTATTACATCAAGTAATATTAAATCAGGCAGCAGTATATCTGCAACAGCAAGCACATCACAACAATCCGTGACTAGTTCACCATATGGGAGTTTATAATGACCGATAGAGTTAATCCAAACGCATCTACTAATATATCTGCAACTTTTTTACCAAGATATTTTAGAACAGATGCAAATTCAAAATTTTTGCAAGCAACTGTTGAGCAATTGACTCAACGTGGTACTGTTTCAAAATTGAATGGATATATTGGCCGTCAAAATGCAAAAGCTACAACCGGTGCAGATGTTTTTATTCAAGCACCGGATAGTAATAGACAGAATTATCAATTAGAACCTTCTATCACAATAAATGATGAAGAAGGTAATAACATTTATTTTAAAGATTATCAAGATTATATCAATAAAATTAAGGTTTTTGGTGGTGATGTATCAAATCATGCCAGATTGAATAAAGAAGAAATGTATAGCTGGAATCCTAATATTGATTGGGACAAGTTAGTAAATTATCAAAACTATTATTGGGAAATTCCATCTGTAATTAATATTCATGGACAACAAAGTAACTCTATAAGTACGTTTTCTGTAAAAACAACAACTTATGGTAATACAACTGAATATGTATTCACGCCAAATGGTGTTACTACTAATCCACAACTTCGCTTATATAGAGGCCAAACCTATGTATTTGAAATAAATTCAGTTGGGAATCCATTCAGTATT